ATAACCTGCCGTCCCCGAGTTGGCGCACCCCGCCCCAGCCCGAGTCGTCTGCGACAGGACTGGAGTGATCGCACCACAGGAATCGTCGGCAAACAGCAGTTTCTCAATGGCGTCAGTACGGCCCCCTGAAGGGGAGCCGCCGCAGGAATAACCTGCCGTTCCCGAGTTGGCAAAAAGGCCACCGAAGAAACGACAGGCATCATCCAGGCTTCCGCTGGCCGTGGAGGTCGAATCGTCGTCAAAGTCGGTCTTATTGATAAGCGTCAACAGGGTGCCGCTACCGTCCTGACGGCCACCGACCCAATATCCAGAAACCCCTGCGTTGGCGTACCCGCCCAACTCATAGTTCGTGTAGGTCAGCACGGGTGTGATCGCCGCACAGGAATCGTCAACGTACAACAGTTTGGAAATCTGCTTGATGCTGTTCGGAGTACCACCGATGTAACCGCCAGCCCAATAGCCAGCACCGAGGCCACCAGCAGAACCAGCAGCACCAAGTAACGCGGCCTTAGCCGCCCCAAGAGGCATTACGACATATCCGCGCCGGCCAAGAAGCCGTACCAGATGGTTCCGCCATCAATGGTCATAAACGTCAAAATGTCGATACCTGATGCGGTCAGTGTCGGCGCGGTTCCACCAGCCCAATCGACCGAGGTCGGCCAAACTACCGTCTGCGACGCGCCATTCGTAAGAATCAAAGTGAATGAACACGACTTGCCTGAAATGGACGGGTTGTCAAACGTAAACGTATTCGTTGACGTGTCAACCGTTGCCGTCTGGACATTGCCTAGGGCGATGTCCAGAGACTGCGTGCCTCCGCCCGTGCCACCAATGGCGTTGACCGATTCGGCGTAGTCGATCAACTCTGGCGTTTCGATGAGGTTGTCGCCCATCGTGATCTTAGAATCTGTGAACTCCAGCGCCTTATCAGACGCGTCCCAAAGCATGAGATCACCAGCAGTGCCGCTGTGGAAACTCACGTCAACGCCCGTGCCGTCGACCCCGACATCAACAGCAGCGTCGATTGCCAAAGCCACCGACGGAACGGGCCCTGAGGCCGACGCGACATCGATGTTCGTGCCGGCGGCCACGCCGGTCACGTCACCAGTCGTGGGAGCTGCCCAGATCAGACCCGTTGACTCGCCCGAATCGGCGGTCAGCACATAGGTGTCAGTGCCCACCGCCAGTCGGCCCACAGTGTCGGCGGCCGTAGCGGCGATGATGTCGCCCTTGGCATCGACCAAACTGTTCTGGATCACCCCAGGGGTGCTGTTGACGAATGCTTCGATGTCGTCGAAGTTTTCGTTCATGTCCGCTGCGACGATGGTCGTCCCAGCGGAGAACGAGTTAGTAACGGCCAGTGTTGCCATCTATCTCAGCCTCCTCGGCGTATAGGCGAAAGCCAAAGCGTTCATTTCCCAATGGTTGTTAGAAGTCGGACCGCTTACTTTCACACTTACAGCCTTCGCTGTCCCGAGTGTGGGCAGGTTCAAGACCACAGCGGTGAGATCACGGGAGATAGCGTCCCATACCGCCCAATACGGCGATGTGTCATCAGCGTCGTCCCATTTGGCGGTATCCCACAGTGAAGTGGACGTTTTCCCAGCGATGGTCACATTGAAACTGCCGGTGGCAGCAGACTTGTCGTAATCCTTGTAAATCTGGACAGGTAACACGATGGACGCTTCAGCCGATGTGACCAGGCGGGGGCGACCCCACCGCTTCTTCAGGATCGGGTTCTTGCCCGACACCCACCGTGTGACGAAATACGACGAAATGTGCGTTTCAGCCGACGAGGCATACCTGTCCGTGGAACGGTTCTGTTCGTCCTCAACGTCGATCAACACCCCCGTGTTGGCAACGCACGCGCCGTAAACGGTTGAAGAACTATTCGGTGGCCTGTACGAATACATGGCGGCAGCATCAATGTCAGTGGTGACCCACGCCCCGCCGGCAATCGTCGGATCATAAATCAGTGTCCGACGCGTCGTCGCACCCGCCTCAGTCCAGTCAACTGAAACGTACAGCTTGTTGTTTCCCCATCCGAGCTGCGGATTCGTGGTAAACGAAATGCGCCCGTCGTCAACAGCCGGCGACATCTTGTCGAACACCCAAACAAAAGATTCTCGGTTGTACAGGTACACGCCCTGGTCGGCATACCAGAAGAACACCCCGAACGGGGTCGTTACCGGCGACGACAACGGAACAGACCCCACATCGTTGCTCAACGTCACCACCTGGAAAGAATCAGAGTCGAAGCCGAACACGGCATGGACACTGTTCGACTTGAACACCAACAGGCGGTCACCCATCGGGCACAGGCCGGTGATGTAGTCGCCGTGGTCGCCCTTGTCGATGTCGACATAGTCGGCTGCCGTCCACGTTTCAGGATCGTTGGCGTTCGACCAGCGCAACCGGTACTTGTGGGCAGTCCCCGATTCGTAGGTGTTGGCAACCCAAGCGAAGTTGTTCCACGCCGCTATGTACTGGGCCTGCGGCATGTTGCCACCCGACCCGAACGTCACGCCGAGATCCGCCGCCGTCGTGCCGTTCCACCTGAAACACACTTGGTCGTAGGACACGCCGTAGGCGACGTTGTTCATCGTCACGCCGTACACGCGGGAACCATCCGTTCGGGAGGTGATGCCTGTCAAGTCTGTGAAGTTTGACGTAGCACTGTGGGCAACCTTCGTGCTGTAGTTCACCATCACCTGATTGGTGCCGCTATCAGTGTGCAACGCCCAGATTCCCTGAATGTCGGCACTCAACGCTGTCAGGTTCCTTCGATCCACGCCGTCACGTTGACGTATGCCGCCACGCGGATCAACCAGGACGTTGAGCAGATCGGGGGATTCATTCCCTGCCAGATTGAACTGGTCGGAACGAAGATTCAAACCGCCCGTGAAAGCCTCAAGCGCCTCAAGCTTCCAAGTGGTCGACGCCACCGGCTACGACTCCCAGGCGTAGCGCAACCGATTCGGCAGATACCTTTGCGACATCCACCGTGACACGCTGCGACTGTTCAACCTGACCGGCTGTGCCGCAGGCATGTCCTCGTAGCGGGCACGCAGGTTGTCCAGCTCCTGGTTGAAGATCGAAAAGTATTGCGCCGACATCGTCGGATCTTCCTGCTGCTCGTAGGCACGAGCAATCCCGTAGGTGGCGAGAACCATGTGGAACGGGGTTGGCAGGTCCGACGGTTCCGTCGCATCAGAAGATCCCGCTCCGAACGCCGCAGGATCCGCATACCCGCGGACGTAAATGGTGTCCACCGATGACGGTGTCGGGTAGAGGCGCACCGAATCAGCCCAGAAAGACCAATACCACGGGTTGCCAGAGGTGTTGGAATCCAACGGGTAGATGACATCACCGTCATCACGACCGATGTATTCGAGAACGTGATTGTCGGTCCTGAGCGACGCTATTTCACGCAACCCGTTCGTAACCGACGCGCCCACAACGGCGACCGTGTAATCCTTCTGGTCTTTGACCGTGTTGAACGTGGACGCCGCCTCGAAAAACGGCCAGCGTTTCTCCGAGTAGACGATCACGTCGTAGGCTTCGCCCAGGAAACGGTTCATCACATCGTCGGAAATGTCCGACGAGTCGATGTCGACCACTGAGCGGACATACGACCTCATGGTCGAAATGTCCACGGTTACTCCCTATGGAAGACGCACAAGTCTCCGTCCCCGACGGGACGCCCCTTGCAGGGCGCCCCGTCGCGGGTCAGAGAGCTGCACCTGACCGATTCTGGGACAACGGGTTCGCCGCCTATCGGGTTGACTTGCTGGACGTTTCGGGAAGGCCCCACGGTTTGAGGCCGTGGAGTCGATTCCCGATAATGGTCGCCAGCGGGCTGCCCGTATGGGCGTGAGCCAACCTTGTGGGCGTAAGCGAATCCTCGTCCCATCAGGATCAGGTAGCCGAGTGCATGAAGCCCTGTCGGGCACGGTTGCTGCATGTGAGCTGCCCGTAGCAGAGCAACTGTGAGAACACAGCGTCCTGGTTGGTTGGGCGCACGAACGGTGTCGGCTTGAACCAGACATCGCTGTGGGCGACCAACTGCAGGTATTTGGTGTTGAGGAACAGGAACTGACCAGAGGCAGCGGCGTCATCGAAGGTCACGGGGCAGCCCTTGAACAGCAGGTTCTGGAACCCGCCGTCAGCCATGTCGGTATCCGTGTACCGAATCTGGCTCTCCAAGAGTGCCTCGTACTTCTCGTACAAAGCCTGCGTGGTGATGCCAATCGTCGGCTGGTCGTTACCAACCGAAATGGTGTTATAGATGTTAGCCATGCTGGCTACAGTGATCGCACCACTCTGATCGACTTCGGTGGACTTCCACCACGAGTTGCCTGAGGCAGTCGGATCGATTCCACCAAGGGTCACGCCCGTGCCGCCGACAATGTTCGCCAGCCCGTTCCAGTCCTTGCTGCTGTTGCCAGTCCCATCAGCCCAGAACATGGTGTTCATGTTCTCGATGACGGTTTCCTGCGTCTGGAAGATCTTGCCTTCCAGCAGGTCGATGATCTGAGCCTCACCGTTGTTCTTGGCTTCCTCGATGCCTGAAATGGTCACCGTGGCCGCATACTGTCCCCAGTCGTACTCAGCGGCGCTAATGCCGGTCTGAGCCGTAATGTCGATAGTATCCGTGCCACTGTATGAACCAGCGGTCGAGTTGGTCCCGTAAATGATCGGGACGACGATCTTCGCACCACCACTGATGCGACGAATGGTCTGGCCGTTCGTCAGAGCGTAGAACAACGGCCTTGCGCTGAAGATGTTATCTGTCAGCTTGGGGACGTAGTTCCGTAGCGTGGTGGAGAGAATCTCATCAAAGTTGCTGTTGCCAGCCATAAGTTTCTCACCCCCCTAAGGGTTTGTTAGGTGCCGTGTTGCTTCTTCGCGAGAGCGAACGCTTCCCTCAGAGAAGACGGCTTCCCGTCAGAACCACCATCCGACACAACAGCCCCCGCTTGGGTGCCGCCCCCGCTCGCCACCTTCGTGGCGTCGCGTTTCGCGTCGGTGATCTCCTGATCCTTCTGGAGCTTCTCAGCCGTGTCCGCCACTTCCCCGTACTTCATGTGCGTGAAAGCAGCATCCAGGTTGGGAATCCGATTCGTCAAAGCATGCCGAAACAGCTCTGCCGTGTCGAAATCGCCGTACTTGCTCTTCAGTTTGTGAACTTCGCGCTCTAAAGCCTGTTGTCTGTGTGTCTGCGCCTGCTGTGCGACCTGGGCCTCAAGCTGAACCAGCCGCTTCGTCGTCGGATCCTCCTCGACCCCGTCCGAATAGTTCGGTTCGGTGGCCGGCAAGTTGTCCGTCACGCCGAAAGCCGACGAAAGCGCCGCTATGGTGCCTGCTGGGTCGGTTTCCAAAGCTGAAGCAATCGCCTCAGCCTGCTGCAAACGCTGACGTTCTTCTGCCAGTTCCTGCGTCTTGCGGGTGTAATCCGCCTGACGCTGGTAACCGTCTTGAAGCTCCGACAGGCTGACCTGCGACTCCTCACCATCAACCTTGACGGTGTAGGCGCCTCCAGGCTCTGTCGTTGCTTCTGATGAAACCTCGGGGGTGTCCGCCGAAACGGGTTCCGTTGCCTCCATGTTTTCTTCGGGCACTTCATGTCCCTTCTGGGGAGTCCAGTACGGTTGCTCCTATAACACAAATCACGCTGTCCCACATGGTGGGGTTACAGCGCGGGAAGTTCAAGTCCCATCTGGTTCTCCAACTGCAAGAGCAGCTCGGGAGACCCCGCCGGTCGGAGCGAAAGCCCCTTCCAGCGGTGCCCCAGGGAGCGGCGCGGGGGGTGCCGCAGCCCTGGTTGGTCCCTGAGCCCCGCCAGGGGGAGCGGCGGGTGGGCCTTCGGGGCCTCCCGCCTGCGGTCCAGCCTGGGGTTGCATCAGGAACCGTTCGGGATCCTTGATATCGAAACCGGTCTTGAGAACATGGGCGGCCAACGCCTGCGGATTGATCACAGTGCCTACAAGCGGAGCCATGGCGTTGAGTAGCGATACAGCCTGCTGTTTGCGGATCGTGTCATTCAACGGCTGTGTCGAACCCGCCTCGACCGTGAAATCGTACTCGCCGACAATGTCCTCACGGCCGAATGGCACAAACAAGTCCTCTGGGGCGCCCGCCACACGGGCCGTCGACTCACCAGTCATAAACTGTTGCAACAACTGGATGACGCGCCGACCAATCATCGCTATCGACAACTCCACGATGGCAAGCTTGTCCGACGCCCTCGCATTCTGGGCATCAGCAATAATCGACGCTTCAGTTGCGGTGCGACGAATCTCAGGCATCGCACCCCTGGCATACTCCGAGATCCCCGACACGGTGTTGATATCCGTTTCGATAATCTCGCTGTAGGCGTAAATCTCGGGTGAGATCGGCACCTGTGGCATCGGAACAACCACATCAGACAGTGGCTTGTTCTCATCCACCACCGGCACCATGCGCCCATCCTCGTCGGATTCGAGAGCTTCACGCCCCTCAGGGCCGAAAGACCGTTCGTGGAACAGGTACTTGCGGGCGTACCGCTTCCTGTCGTTCATCAACTGTGAACGCGTCTTGTCAAGTTCAAGCTGCAACGACTCGATGGCTTCCAAGTCGCCTATCGGGTAGAAGAAATCGGGAACGTCATAGTTGCGGATCATCACAAACGGCTGCCCATACGCATACGGCATCGGCAACGGGTTGACCAGGAACTCGTCGGTTGTCTCCCCCCACACCGACATGGTGTTGGAACGAATGTCGTAATACTCCCAGATCGTCACCCGCTCCTCATCAAACAGGTACTCCCTGTTGTCAAGGTACTGGGCGGCATACATGGGGTTCACCCCACCATCAGCCGTCAACTGCTTCCGCACCGAAGGCCGATACCGCTTGTCGTTCTGCGCCTCCTCCAACGGGCGGACAATCCTCTGAGCAATCCAGGTGAGGTCATCCATGCAGGTCGCCTCAGGATCGACGTAAATGTCGAACGGGGAAACCCGCTCCACAAACGGCTGATCCTCGACAACCATCATCGCCGTCTGTGGGACGTTTGCAGCCATCTCCTCGTCAGTGGGGAGACCGCCGGCCAAAGCCGGCGCCTCAGCGGCAAACGCATCCACCTCAGAAATGGCCTGATCAAGCAACTCCTGCTGCTCGGAATCAGACAGCGACATTTCCTGCTCGACAAACTTCCACCCCACCTTGACCCAACCATGGCCGAAAATCAGGAAATCCTTCACCGCCCTACGGAACGGGGTGCGGAAATCGTGATGCCGCCACATGTGGTTCACGACAGCCTCCACAAACACGGCCCTGTCGCTGTTCTCAGACTCGTTGGCGGCAACAACGATCTTCGGATGATTCACCGAAACCGACGGGGCGATCACATTCACCGTCGAAAACGACAGATTCACAGCGATCAGATCACGCTGCGCCGTCGTCGTCCGAGGCCAGTGCCGCCCACGGTACAAA